GTTTATACCATGATTGAGACAGCCCTGTACGGGTCTTGAGATCGTGAGATGACCTCTGCATGGCGTGGACTAGCTGCGGCCATAGCCACAATCAAGTCCGGTGCAGACATTCTCGCTTTAGCGAAAGTGCCCACTGGGAGACAATTGCTCCATATCTTCTTGATAGATTTATCGATCTGTAGTCGTTGCTTACTAGACTTGACTAAGACCAACTTATCTCTCTTGATATTGTATGATTTAATGATGGTTTTCTCCATGCTCCTGATTGATGCGCTTCCACGCATAGTCGGCATCTTTTCACACACATAAGTGACAAATGCCTTGACGCCAGGATTCAGCATCTTCACATCTAATTCTGCATCCTCTTCGATGATCTCATCGACGAGAATGTCATCTTTGACTAGACCGTCGTCACATCTGCCGCCAGCCACTAAGTCGTAAGTAGTGTATTGCTTAGTCAAGTCCTCAGACCCGAATAGCTTCGTTGCGAACTGCATCTGTGATCTATATAGTTTGTCAACGAATTCAGACCCACCGCGTGCAATTATTTCTTCTTTGCGAGCGGTATACGACTCATACACAGCACGTTGTGACCTAGGGCTTCCGCTTTCAATCCTAGAATGAGTGAAAGTGGCACATGCTCTCGTCAAATACTGCTTGCAAGTCGGCTTCTTTGCATTGAAATCCATTCTCAAGAATTCTGCTATAGTGCCAATGTTCATTTTAGATATCTGCGCTCGGATTCCCAAATCTTCTGAATTTCGCAATAGCCTCAAGACTGGTGCAAAGCTCGTTGCAACCCCTAGCACGTCATCACCATTATGCAAAGGTATGTCAGTAGTTTAGATATGCCACAAGCCTCAAGATACGCGAAGTTCAACGCAGTGTTCATGAATGACGTTAGACGCCACCCTGAAAATAGCGTGCCTGCCGTGCGATAAACATCGTCTGTTTGACTACAATGTACTGTCTGTAAATTGATTGACTGTATAGTCCACTTCAAACTACGAATTTGCTCGTCGCTTAAATTGTCCTTGTACACTGTGTACCACGCTCTCAACACTGCCTTCATGTTGCCAAAACTGTGTTGGGAGTTGAAGTCGTCATAATCATAGCAAAAAGGTATCAAATGCTTCATGTTTACTGCCACTCCTGACACATAGTCTGCTGTAGCCCTTGAGCCCGTTGGTACATACGAAGGGAAGGTCTCTTCACATTTGTTTAGTGCGAAGTCGGCGTGAAAGTGTGAAGTCACGTCACAACCATACAGCGCGCGTGTCTTTCCCCACTCATACTTTGTCGAAGTATATGCATGTATCTCTGGTGCTCGCTGGAGCCATGACGAATGACTGAATCCATCAAGAGACGAGAAGAAACCTTTCTTAGACCTCAACCGATAGTCTAAGTCTTTAATAAGTAACTTATCTTTGCTGTACTCTGAATGGACTGATCCGCTAGGCATTAGCACGGCCCTTTGATTCCAGTACTCATCGTACTTATACTTAAAAGCACGCTTACCTTCTATCTTTGCATCGCCAAATAGTTTCAAACAAGCCATATACACTTTATCTGGTGTGACCTGTGCGAGCTTGGGCTCAACTCGGTTCCGCTTCTCTTGTGCCCAGTCAACTTCTGTGTCC